GAGAGGGGGCTGGCCTGGGGGAGTTGAAGGAGGACTTGGAGAAGGGGCTGGAGAAGCCGAAGGAGATTTTTGGGGTGGTTAAGGGGAAGTTCAAGAACCCCCGGATTATCCTGTGTGCGATTGAGTATGAGAAGGTGAAGGTGGATGCGAATGTGTTGGTGAAGGATAGTCGGAACTTTGTGGTGGGTATGAGGGTTCCTTTGAGATCGGATGGTGGGCGGTGGGTGGCGGCGAAGCATCCTAGGTTTGGGGGGCGCTGGTAATGGCTAAGAAGAAGCGAGGGAAGGGTCGGGGGAAGGGTGAGGACAAGGACGACCAGGTGACTAGCGGGGACGAGCAGCTGGAGGGGGCGATGATGGATGCGTTGGCTAAGTTGAAGGGGTATTGTCCGCAGGGGGTGATTATCTTGAATAGCCGGTCGGACAAGTGGAAGGTGCTGACGTTTGGGGGTGGTGACAGTAAGCAGAACTTCCATGCGGTATTGGGATCGGCCTTGGCTGCCGGGGTGACTGCCCTGGAGAATGGGCCGGAGGGTGCGACGGAATGGGAGGCTTGATTTGCCTTGGTAGCACAATGGTTGTGCGCCTGTTTTGTAAACAGGGGGTTGTCGGTTCGACTCCGACCCAAGGCTCCATTTGGGGGCTTCATTCAATGGCAGGATACCCGGTTTGCATCCGGGCAATGGGAGTTCGATTCTCCCCGCCTCCACAACTTGACAGAAACTGCTAAAGGGTATTAATACTGCTTATGAACAACTACAAGGGTAACAGGAACTCGAAAGGCAAGGACAAGGGAACTGGCGGCAAGGCTTGCTGGAAGGGGTATCGCCGGGTCGGCGCTAACGATTGCGTCAAGATGAAGAAAGGCGGGAAGAAGTAATGGCTAACTACAAGGGCAGGAAGGTGACGCTCAATAAGCCGTTCCGCACTCCTGGGGGGCCGAAAAAGTCGGCTGTCTATGTGAAAGACGGGACGAAGACGAAAATCGTGCGTTTCGGTGACCCGAACATGACGATCAAGAAGAACATCCCTGCCCGTCGCAAGAGTTTCCGGGCGAGGCACAACTGTGCTAACCCTGGCCCGAAGACCAAGGCTCGTTATTGGTCGTGCAAAGCCTGGTAATCACTTATGCCCCTCAAGAAGTCATCGTCCGAACAGGCGTTCGTCGCCAACATCAAGGCCGAAATCAAGGCCGGGAAGCCTCGCAAACAGGCTCTTGCCATCGCTTACGCCACCAAGCGTAAGTATGCCAAGAAAAAGTGAAACTTACCGCTCATCCAGTCATCAAGCTGCCTTCGACGGATGAGTTGAAGGTACTTAAGGAGAAACTAGGCGCAGAGAAACTGGCTGAGGTACTTCGTATCCGTGAAGAAAAAATCCTCGCCGAGAAAACTGACCCATATCGTCACGGTTACGAGCCGTTCCATTGGCGGGATGCGGACGCTCTCCTTAAGACCCACCAAGAACTCTGCGTGTTGGGGGGTAATCGTGCCGGTAAGACCGAATGGGCTGCCAAGAGGGTGGTTTCGGCTCTAGTAAATATTCCCAACGCCCGTGTATGGTGTCTTCACACGACCTCCCAGTCGTCGATCCAGATGCAACAGAACGTCGTCTGGAAGTATATCCCGCCGGAGTTCAAGACTCTGAAGAAGGGGCGCATCACGAACATCCAGTACACCCAGAAGAACGGTTTTTCGGATGGGACGTTCATCTTCCCGAACGGTAGCCAATGCCACTTTATGAACTACGCTCAGGAGAAGCGGGTCATCGAGGGTGGCGAGTGCGATATCATCTGGTGCGACGAACTTGTGCCTCTGGACTGGATCGAGACACTCCGTTATCGAGTGGTCACCAGGCGTGGTAAGTTGCTGGTCACTTTTACCCCTGTTTCCGGGTACACGAATGTCGTCAAGGAGTACATCAGCGGCTGCAAGGTGCTTGAGAGCCGACCGGCGACCATCCTTGACCCGAAAATCCAGCACGTAGCGGGTGTTCCGACCGGGCATATGCCTTATAGGGCTAAATCCCGAGGAAAAGACGCTGGGGTGGTCTGGTTTCACTCCGAGTTCAACCCGTACAACCCTTTCGACGAGCTGCGTCGCACTTTGGACGGAAAAACGGCCTATGAGAAGAAAATCCGAGCCTATGGATGGGCTGATGGCCTTGCCGGGGCGCAGTTCCCTCGTTTCGGCGATCTGAACGAGATTGACGACGACAAAATCCCGAAAGAAGGCACTAATTACATGGTCGTTGACCCTGCGGGAGCCAGAAACTGGTTCATGCTCTGGTTGAGGGCTGTCGGGACTGGGGAGAGTGCCAAGTGGTTCGTTTATCGTGAGTGGCCTGATGCTACCTACGGCGAATGGGCTTTGCCGGACACCAAACTGGACGGGAAGGCTGGCCCTGCTCAAAGGGCTGGCGCAGGGAGAGGCATCGCCGACTACAAGGCTCTCATCCGTGACCTGGAGGGTGATGAGGTGGTCGAGGAGCGTCGTATCGACCCCCGAGCCGGTGCTACCCAAGCCGCCACACAGGAAGGCGGGTCGTCCCTCATCGAGCTGCTCGCAGAAGATCCAGACCCGATGTTCTTCGACCCTGCCCCTGGCATCCGTATCGAGGATGGGGTATCCATCATCAACGATGCCTTGGCGCATGACCCCGGGCAGTCGTTGTCGCCTATCAACGAGCCGAAACTGTATATCGCCAAGTCCTGCGAAAACCTTATTTACTCCCTGCGTGAATGGACTGGGGCTGACGGCGAGAAGGGTGCGTCCAAAGACCCTATCGACTGCTTGCGCTACTTGGCTACGATCCAGCCCGAGGAATACGATACCGATGCGTTCAAGTGCAAGGGAGGAGGCTCTTACTGATGCGTAAGCCCGAAGACTACCCTATCCTGCTTTCCAGGTCGATGGCAGAACACCTGACCGGGATTGATGTCCGAGAATTGGACAAGTTGAGGAAAACAGGTCAAGTGCGGTGTTATACCACGATTGGAGGCCAACACCGCTTCCATAAGTCATCCCTTTTGCAATATATCGAGAAACAATCTACTCCCCAATGCTCCCCCGAGACTCCCGCAAGGACAAACTGACATTTTATACGGATACGCCGGACGTTTCCTACCTCCGTGACGAACTGGAACGTTCGCTGTACAACGGGGGCAATGTCGCTCGCCTCAACAGCAACGACGATATCCGTCTGGCTCGCTGGGACGGTCAGACCGACGACGGCAAGAAGTACTCCAACAACGAAGGCACTACGGCGTTTCCTTTCGAGGGTGCGTCCGATGTCCGTTGCCGACTCGTTGACCAGACCATCAACGAACTGGTCGTCCTGATGGTGTCGTCCTGGCAGCTCGCTCGTCTCCGGGTGAGTGGCACGGAGTATAACGACGCTGGTACGGCCTCCTCTGTTCAGAACCTCGCCAACTGGATCGTCAATAACCGCATGAAGGCAGACCTCGTAAAGGAGGCTGAACTTTGGGCGCAGTACACCCAGCAGTTCGGCTGGTCTGCGATCCACATCGGTTGGGAACGCAAACTTGGCCTCCGCACGTCCTCCATCACCACCGGCGAACTGCAAGCCCGTGGCATGAACGGAGACCAGATGGCCTTGGAGCTGCTGAACTCCGTGACGAAGACAGGTGCTTCCGACCTGACCAAGTCCCTGATTGTGGCTGTGCTTTCGGTCTCCGCTTCCGAGGCCGAGCGTATCGCCAACGAACTTTCCTCGTCCGGCACTTCGACCTACACCGAGCAATACACGGTTTCCAGCCAACCCGCCGTCGCCGCCCTCAAGCCCTTCGACGAAATCTCCTTCCCGCCCGAGACGCTCGACCTTCAGGATGCCCGGGTCATCTTCCGTCGCACGTTTATGACCGCTGTCGAGATGCGTGAGCGTATCGAGACGGACGGCTGGGACGAAGCCTTCGTCGAGCAAGCCGAGAACTGCGCCGGTAAGTCATCCTGGTACGCAGACCCGAACCTTATCCCGACGACGACCAACGTCACGAACACCCTGCACCGTTCGGACAACTTGGTCGAAATCGTCTATGCCTACACCCGCCAGATCGGGCCGGATGGCATCCCCGCCATCTACTACACGGTGTTCTGCCCCCAGGTCGAAGAAGATACCTTCGCCAAGCATGAGCTGCTTGAGTACGCCCACGGCCTGTATCCGTTCGTCGAGATGCGTCGTGAGAACATCCGTCGTTCCATCGTCGAGTCCCGTGGCGTTCCCGAACTCGCCTACACCGACCAGTTGGAAGTCAAGGCTCAGCGTGACTCCATCCGTGACCGCACGGCTTTCGAGACCCTACCTCCCATCAAGGTGAAGAAGCGTCTTGGCACTCAGAACCTCATCCAGCCGGGTGGTCTGCTGCCTGTCACCACGCCCGACGACTACACCTTCCTCACTCCCCCGTCCGGCAATCCTGCGCTGGCGTTCAACCTCATCGACCGTGTCGAGATGAACAACGCCGCCTACTTCGGCCTATACCACGCCAGCATCCCGCCCGTGAAGACCCAGGCCACCCAGCAGTTCCTCATCAACAACTGGCTCAACGCCTGGAGCAAGGCTCTCAAGCAGATTATCTCGCTGGCCTTGCAGTACATGGACGGCGCTGAGATCGAGCGAGTCGTCGGTCAGCCCCTTGTCGTCACCCCCAACGACATCTGCCACGCTTACGACTTCAACGTCTCGTACAACGTGAAGGAACTGGACACGGACTACGTCCTTGAGAAGTTGAAGGCGATGGCTTCGTTCGTCGTCCCGATGGATGCCGGTGGTGTCCTTAACCGCAACGAACTTGTCACCCGCTTCGTCGAGGCCATCAGCCCGGAGGCGAGCAAGTCCCTCATCCTTGACCAGTCCTCCGCTTCCCAGCGGATGTACGAACAGGTACAGACTGACTTCGCAAAGATGATGCTGGGGATGGAGCCTCAGTACACCGAGAACGACCCCACCGCCAAGTCCAAGCTGCAGTTCGCCCAGGACATCATCCAGAAGAACCCGAAGGCGCAACAGGCGGCTCAGGCAGACCCCCAGTTCCAAGCCCTTCTCAAGAACTACTTCCAGAACCTCCAGATGTCCGTCAGCCAGCAGGAAAACAAGACCATCGGTCGCCTGGGCGTGACCCCGGTCGCTGACCGCTTCGCCCAACAGACACAGGGGATGATTTGATGAGCAAGACATATAAGGACAAGAAGGGCTACAAGCACATGGCCCGTAAAGGCAAGGGTGAAATGCCTAAGCACCACGGCAAGCACAAGGGTTGCTGCTGCAAATACAAGCATGGCAAAGACGCTGATTGACTGTAAGCGGTCGCTGGCTTTCGAGACCAATGAGGTCTTTGAAGCCGTCATCGCCTACCTGGATGCCAATATCGAGGCAGAGGTGGATCGGGCAATCTCCTTCAATATCGAGGGCGAGAAGCGTATCCACGGCTGCGGTCGGGCTGAAAGCCTCCGTGATTTCAAGGACTTGCTCCTAGCCGAACAGGCTGAAGCCAAGGCCGGGAAGTTCGGTGGTTAAGGCTGGAAGTTGCCAGAACTTACAAACGGGGTCTCAGCCCGTTGACACTCCTTGAAACAAGGGGTTATTCCACGTACGCCCCTGGGAGCGACCCATCCCTGATATGCCAGAAAACCAAGATGCCGAGATCGGAACGGCTGAAAACACCTCCGAGGTACAGTCCAACGCCTATTCTTCGGGGCTAAACGAAGCGACCCTTGCGCAGAAACTGCGTGAGACTCTGTTCGCCGACAATGAACAGACGGAGGAACCCCAGTCCGCAAACGAGGGTGAAGCCCAGACGGAGGTCAAGGACGACCCGGTAGCCGAAGCCCCACAGGCCGAAGCCACAGAGGAAGCCCCCCAGGCCGAGGATGGCGACGAAGTTCATTCTCAGGAAGCGCAAGACGACGAGGGAGACAACGAACTCCCTAAGGGTGTGCAGAAGCGTATCGACAAACTCACCGCCAAGCGAAAGCAAGCGGAGGAGGATGTCGCCAATCTCCGAAAGGAATTGGAGGCGCTGAAGCAGACGGTGACCGAGTCACAGCAATCGAGCGAGAACAGCGGAAATAGCGTCAAAGACGCAGATAACCCGTTCGCCTCGTTGAAATCGAAGGCTGAAGTTGACAAGGAAATCGAACAAGCCCGATGGTTGCGATATAAGTGCATGGAGAACCCGGAAGGTTTCTCTATGGGTGAAAGCCATTACGGCCCGGATGATGTCAAGCGTATGATGGTCAACGCCACCAAGGCTATCGAGGAGCATCTGCCCAAGCAGCTCTCCAAGATTGAAACCGAGGAGCGTATCCGTCCTATCGCCGAAGCAAACTATCCGTGGTGGAAGACCCCCTCCTCCAAGGAGTACCAACTCGCACAGCAGATGCTCCGAACGGCCCCGCAGCTCCGTAATTTCCCCGACTGGCAAATCTTCATTGGTGACGCCATCCGAGGGATGCAAGCGAGAGAAGCACAGGTTGCAGCCAAGGCTCAACCCCAGGCCAACAAGACTCTGCCTCCCGTCCGATCTACCGCTACCCCAGCCAAGGTTAGCCCGTCTGATGCCCGGGCAAAACAGGCTCAAAGTCGTTTCGTTAAGACGACTTCCGCAGAAGACCTCGCCAAGGTGCTACTCGCCAAAGGCTTCATCTAATCC